CGCGTGAAGAGCGCATCAAGAAGCGTGAAGCCGACGCCGCCCATGCCGAAAATGTCTCCTTTGCGGAAAGCCTCGTCTCTGACGGCAAGCTTCTGCCCGACAGCAAAGACAAGGTCGTGTCGATCCTTGATGCCTTGCCTGCCGAAACCTCCGTTTCGTTTGCGGCCGGTGAAACTGCCGTCCCTGTCGCCAAGGCGCTTCGCGACATTCTGTCGGCACAGCCGAAGGTCGTGTCCTTCGGGGCTTTCGACATGCAGGAACCCGGCAAGGCCGATACCGCTTCCTTCGCGTCGGACGGCAAGCCCGTCGATCCCTCCGGCATGGAACTGCATGCCAAGGCGGCCGCCTACCAGAAAAACCATCCCGGTACCGACTGGCTCTCCGCCGTCGCTGCCGTGTCGTAACCGGAGGTCTCCGCGATGCAGTATTTCCATTCCGTCTTCAGCGACACGCTGACCGCCACCACCGCCTTTGATGCCTATGATCTTGTCGATTTCAACGACGCCAAGATCACGGCGGACGATGCCCCGGTGAAGGCCGTGGCGCTGAACCCCGCCACGCCCGGTCTGGATGTCGCGGGCATGATGATCGGTCGGACGCGTCTGCGCGCCCGTGGTGCCATCGCCAAGGGCGACAAGCTCATTTCCGCAGCGGCCGGAGGCGTCAAAACCGCTTCCGGCGCATCCGTCAACGTCTTCGCCCGTGCGCTCACCGCTGCGGCCGATGGCGAATTCGTCGCCGTCTTCGTCTTCGTCAAGTAAGGAACCCGCTTTAATGACCACACTCAACCAGCGCTCTGCCGCAGTTGTCGATCCGATCCTTTCGACGCATGCACGCGGCTATCGCAACTCGACCTTCATCGCTTCGGCACTTCTGCCGCGCGTCTCGATCCCGAACCGCTCGATGCTGACAATCAAATTCGGCAAGGAAGCGTTTCGCAAGCTCAACACCCGCCGTGCGCCCGGTTCGGCCACCAAACGCGTTCAGTATGGCTATGCGGCTGATCCCGTTTCGCTTGTCCAGGACAGTCTGGAAGGCATCGTGCCGACAGAACACCAGCAGGAAGCCGAAAAGGTTCCGGGCATCAATCTCGGCGCTGGCGCCGTCAACATGGTGTTGGATGTGCTTGATCTCAATCTTGAGATCGAAAGCGCCAACATCGTTCGCAACGCGGCGAACTACGATGTCAACCATAAGATGGCGCTGGTCGGTGCTGATCGCTGGACCGACCCGAACTCCGATCCGAAGGCTGACTTCGACGACGCGAAGGAAATGATCCGCCGAAGCATCGGCCGCTATCCGAACACGCTGGCGCTTGGGCCAAATGCGGCCAACGCCCTGAAAAAACACCCGAAGATCAAGGAACAGTTCAAGTTCACGTCGAAGGACAGTATTTCCGACGACATGCTTGCCGCCTATTTCGAGGTCAAGAAGGTGGTTGTCGGTGCTGCCGTCTATCTGCCGGAAACCGCGACGGACGCCGATCTGGCGAACGATGTCTGGGGCAACGATGCAATCCTCGCCTTCGTGCCGGAGATCGGGGACAACTTTCAGGTTCCATCCTTCGCCTACACCTATGAGCTTCAGGGCTATCCGCAGGTCGAGCAGCCCTATTACGAGCGGTCGATCAAGTCGTGGGTCTATCCGACCACGGTTGAGCGCCGCCCGATCCTCACGGGTGCCGAAGGCGGTTTCCTCTTCCAGAACGCTGGCGCGGCTGCGGCCTGATAGGAGGCGATCATGGACGAACAGGAGTTTTCCGTCACCCTGACCGGGCCTGCCAAGGTCCACGGCGTTAGAGAAAAGGCTGGCAAGACCGTCACCGTTTCCCCGACGCTGGCACTCCAGCTTGCCGCCTCCGGCGTCATCAATCCCGAGCTTGCCGAGCAGCTCTCCAGCGCGCTCGACATGTCGGACACCGCGCTGGAGAGCGATTTCCAGAAAGCGGTGGAAGATGCCGCCGCAGGCAGGATCGACGTGCTGAAGGCGGATCATCTGCTCGATGCCGCCTTGCTCGAAAACCGGATTTTCGACCTGACGCGTGATCTGGGTCGCGAAAAGAGCACGGTCAGCACTGCCGTTGCTGATCTTCAGGCCAAGGATGACCAGCTTGTTGAGGCGCGCCAGAAGGTTGCCGATCTGGAAGCGGAGCTGACTACCGAAAAGCAGGCGAAAGCCGACGCGGAAACCCGACTGGTGGAAGCGCAGGCCGAACTGGCGAAGCTTGCCGAACAGTCGGCAGACAAGGCGAAACCCGCCAAAACCCCGAAATAAGGCCCGTTCCGAAGTCTCCCAAGCCGGGCCTTTCGAGCGGGATGGTGCACCACGTCCCATCCCGCTCGTTTTCACTCTCACCCATGGACCCCTCCGATGCCACGTTTTCTAACGGTTGACGAATTTACGACGATGTTCGGCCTTGCCGAAGTCTCGCAGATCGCGGGCATCGGCAATCTGAACGACATGGCCGGTCGCACGCTTGACGTGGCGAAGATCGAAACCGCCATCACCTTTGCCGAAGATATTCTTGTCGGCTATTCCCGCGCCCGTTACGCCGTCATCGAAACCCTGACCCCGGAAACCACGCCCCAGCTCGTCAAGGGCCTGATCGGTGACGTTGCCCGCTACCGGCTGCGCGACAAGTCGGGTGGACAGGGACAGGTCGAAACCACCGTGCGCGAGCGCCATGACGCCGCCATGTCAAACATCAAGGCCATTGCCACCGGGAAATTCGAGCTTCCGATTGCTGGCGAGCCGATCAATGGCGAGGCCGGATCGACCCGCGTTGACGCCATTATTCCGCCCTCCCGTGTGGCCGGTATTTTGTACGGGTGGAATTCATGAGCGAGGTTCTGCGCACCGCCCGCCCGCCGCTCGTCATCGAACAGATTGAAGATGCGCTTCTTCCGCACCTGAAGGAAAACGTCTCCGGCCAATGCAAGGTCGAGAATTTCCCAAACGACCCGAAGCTCTACGATTTTTCCAACCTGCCCGCAGCGCTGCTCATCCACTATGCCGGTTCCCGTTACGCGGCTCCGAAAGGCCCCGCGAACACCGCGCAGGCCCGCGCCATGGAATGGTCTCTGGTGCTGCTGGTCCGGTCGCTGCGCGGTGAAGGCGGCGCTTACACCCACCTTGAGGACATCCGCCTTGCCGTGCAGGGCCGGTCCTTTGCAGGCGCTGGCCCCGCCGTCATGACCCGTGACGAGCTGATCGAAGAGAAGGACGGCGTCTGGCGATGGGAAATCCGCCTGTCCCTGCCGATCCCGGCCGTCGCCCGCAGCAATCCGTCACCAGCGCCGTTCATGCGCCCCGCATTCGCAACCCCCTGAAGGAAAGAAGGACATGGCAAAGTCGCCTGTGAACCGAAAATCCTACCGCTACAGTGGTCCGGTCACGCCGCTGGAAGCGGACGGCACCTCCCGCATGCTTTATCCCGGCACGTCCTATACCGATCTGCCGGAAGAAAACGACACCGTCAAAAACCTGATCGCACGCAAGCTGCTTATTGCCGAAACCGGCAAGGAAGAGGCGCAGCCTGCCGACGCATCCGCTGAAGGAGCCTGATACATGGCGGCAACTTTCCACCACGGCCCGGAAGTCATCGAGCACAAGGACGGCGTGACCGTCGTTCGCGACGTGAAATCCGCTGTCACCTATGTCAACGGCACGGCCCCTATTCAGGACGTGCATGCCACGGCTCTGGCGCGGGAAGACTACATCAACAAGCGCGTTATCATCCGCTCGCGGGCGGAAGGTGCGGCGGCGTTCGGTGTGCACAAGGCCGGTTACACCATCCCGGCCGCGCTCGATGCGATCTTTGATCAGGGCGACGGCGGCACCATCATCGTCAATAACGTCTTCGATCCGGACGTTCACAAGGAAGGCGCAAACCCCGATCCTTCCAAGGTGACGACCGTTGACATCAACGGCACGATTTCGCCTTCCGGTCTCGCCTCCGGTTTTTCTGGCGCCTACGAATGCTACAACAATTTCGGCTATTTCCCGAAGCTCATCATCGCACCTGGCTATTCGCCTGCATCGACGGTTCGCGCCGAAATGGACGTGGTTGCCAGCCGCCTTCATGCGCTGGCGATTGCCGACCTGCCGCTTGGTCTGACGAAACAGCAGGCCGTCGCCGCTCGCGGCGTGGCCGGCACGGCCAACACCTCCAGCGCCCGCACCGTGCTGACCTATCCGCATGTCGTTATCGAAGACACGACAGGGGCGGCGGAAACCCGACTTGATCCGCTGTCGTCGCGGCTGGCTGGCGTCATCATCGCCACCGATCTCAATGAAGGCTGGCAGAATTCGCCGTCCAACCGCGAAATCAAGGGCGTGGTCGATCTGGAAGTGCCGATCAACTTCTATCCGTCCGACTATCAGAACGACACCAACTTCCTCAACGAAGCCGGGATCGTTACCGTCATGCGGTCGTTTGCGACCGGCATCCGGGTATTCGGCAACCGCTCGGCGGCCTTCCCGACCTCGTCGCATGTCGAGAATTTCATTCATGCCCGCCGCATCCTCGACATGATCCACGAGGCGATCATCTTCTACACGATGAATTACGTGGATCGCCTTGGTTCACCCATGACCGTCGAGGCGGCCGAAGAAGGCGTCAACGCCTATCTGCGCTCGAAAACCGGCATCGCCATCTACGGCGGCACCTTCCGCTTTGACCGGCAGAAAAACACCGCCGAGCAGATTGCGGACGGGAAGTTCTTCTACCGGCTCGAATGCCACCCGATTTCGGTCATGGAGCGCATCACCATCGACTCCTACGTCGATACGAAATTCATCTCCAACGCGCTTTCGCTCGCGGCCTGACAGGAGGCATAATCCATGGCACGTAAAATCGGTCAGATCACGCAGTCCGACTGCTACATCAACGAGGTGGATGTCTGCGGTCGCGTGGCCGAGCTGGACTTGGGCGAGATCGGTCATGCCGAGATCGAACACCAGACGCTCGGCATGATCGGCATCCTGAAGCTACCCGGTCGCCCGGTGCAGGCGATTGAGGCCAAGATCACCTTCGAATGGCTGGATGAGGAAGTGTCGCGCAATATCCTCAACCCCACCAAGGTGCACAAGCTCCAGCTCCATTCCTACGTCGATGTATTCGACGGCGAAGGACTGAACAGTAACCAGTCGCACACGCTGATTACCCACATCGGCTTCCAGATGATGAAGACGGGCGGCCGCACTGCCAAGCTCGGGGAAAATCTCGGGCAGGAGCACGATATCTCGATCAGCTCCTTCAAGCAGTCGGTCTACGGCGGCGAAACTCCCATCATCGAATTTGATGCGTGGAACAACATCTATCGCATCAATGGCGAAGACGTCTGGCCGCGCTAGAGCGCGTCCGGACACACCTTGAACCCCTTCTGAGGAACCTATGGTAAAGCGATATTTCCCCTATGTTGCGGTGGTTGGCGCTGTGACCTTCATGCTCGCCTCCCTTTTCTTCACGTCGCCGGTTCCGGCGGCGACGGAAAGTCAGCGCGATTTCTACAGCGTCATCGTCAGCGCCGACGATCTCGGTCCGTTCGTCATGCATGTTTCCCCCGTTGCCATTGCGTCCATGGAGGTGGACGAATTCATGCCCTGGCATCGGGCAATCAGGACGGCACAGCCTCTTGCCCCTGAATATGCCGAGAGCCTGAAGACGGACGCGCTCAACTTCATCGAAACCCGCATGCGCTGCTGACGCGGCAATCCTTCCAGCCTATCCGGCCGCGTTAGAGGCGCGGCCTTCTTTCAAGTTCTAACGTCACACAGGAGACAACAGTGGCAGCAGAAACGAAACTCACCGGCGTTCGCGCCAAGCTGAAGGCCAACAAGGACGCCAAATCCGGCACCTATGATTTTCCGCTGAAGGACTGCGGCGTTACCGCCAGCATCCCGAAATTCATCAATCACGGTCTCTGGATGAAAGCACAGCGCATCGCCAAAGGTGACACTCCGAAGGCACAGGCGGCATTCATTTGCGAGACTGTCCTGTTCGACGGTGAAAAACTCACCATTACCGACCTTCAGGAGCTTGTTGCGGCAGGCGACACGTTGACCCTGATCAGCGAAATTTTCGGCGATGAAGATGACGAGGGAAAGGAACAGACGGCGGCGTAGTCCTGTCGGCGCCTGCCCAGCACCTGTTCCTGTTGGAAAAGGGCTGGACGCATGGCGATCTTAATGCCATGGATGAAGCCGAATTTGCTTGGTGGTATTCCGAGCAGATCGAACTGGAAGAAGCCAAGGCCGCCGCCATAAAAGCCGCTTCAGCCAAGACCTGACCGGAACCAAGTTCCGGTCATTCCCCGATATAGAATGTGCGACCTCTGTTCAGGATATCTGGCCAGAGGTTTTTTTATGCGTTTTGCGATGATTTTCGAAGGGGTGGACCGCGCCACCAAGGTCATGTCGAAAATCATGGCTGCCGAAAAAAGAACCGCGCAGGCCGCACAGGCGGGAGCCAAAGCCAGTACTTCCGCTTCTGCTGGAGCCGTTAGCGCCGCCAGTCGCCATGCGTCCGCCCTCGCAAAAGTAGGTTCCGTTGCTCGCTCCGCTTACAATGGCGTGGTTGCGGGCGCGAATGCCGCCGCGCGCGCTACAGTCGCGTTGCACAATAAGACTGTTGCATTAGGAAAAGCGGGCGTTTCGCAGATCGGCAAGGGTGCGGGCAAGGCTATGACGGGCCTGACGGTCGCGGCGGCTGGGGCTGTCTCCACCGTAGGGCTTGTCTCACTTGCGGCAGGAAAATTGATTGGCGTAGCTGCTCAATTCGAAAAATTTCAGACCATTCTGGAAACCACGGAAGGCTCCAGCACCAAGGCAAAAGCCGCGATGAGTTGGGTCTCTGATTTCACTGCAAAAACGCCCTATGAACTGGATCAAGTCATGGGCAGCTTTGTCGCGTTGCGCGCGCGCGGCATGGACCCGACGAACGGCCTGCTACAGACCCTTGGCGACACGTCGGCCGCCATGGGAACACCGCTGATGCAGGCCGTGGAAATGATGGCCGATGCGGTCACCGGCGAAAATGAACGTTTGAAGGAGTTTGGCGTTACGGCATCAAAAGCTGGTGGCCAGATCACCTATGAATATACCAATGCCGCTGGAAAAATGGCGACGGCGACGGTCGAGGCATCCGACCGCATGGCGATCCAGACCACGTTGATGCAGATTTTCTCCCAGAAGTACGGCGGCGCGATGCAAAAGCTCTCTGGTACCTGGGAGGGTATGCTTTCGAATATTTCTGATATCTGGAGTCAACTCCAGCTTTCCATCATGAACGCCGGTCTGTTCGATTGGATGAAAGGTAAGCTTTCCGGCGTTCTAGATACCCTTAACCAAATGAAGGACTCGGGCCAGTTCGACGTTTGGGCGAAGAACATCTCTGACCGCATCGTAACTGTTCTCGATAGTGCATGGAAGTTCGGCCAAGGCGTCTGGAAAATCATGCAGACGCTTGGCGGCTATCTCGAAACCGCCGCCACCTATGTTGGAGGATGGGAACGCCTCGCCGGAGTGCTGGCAGGTATGGCTTTTGCACCAATGCTGATTTCGACGGCGGCGGGTATTGTGCAGATTGCCGTGGGCCTTTCCATGTTGAGCGCCGCCCTGATGGCCAATCCTATTGTGCTTGCCATTGCGGTGGCTGTTGCGGCAATCGCCGCCGGTGCTACCCTGATTTACATATATTGGGAGCCAATCAAGACCTTCTTTATTGGTCTCTGGAACAGCATCGCGACCGGCGCGCAAATAGCCTACAACAAGCTTGTAGAGTTGACGAATTTCGATCCGCTGGGTGCTCTTTCAAGGGGCTGGACATCGATGTCCGACACCATGTCCCAGGTCTGGGCGTCGATCCCGCCTTTTTCGTGGGATGGCGTTCTAACGGCACTCAACTGGCTGTCCTACATTCACCCGATCCGCTGGCTTGAGTTCATTCCCGGTTTTTCGTGGTCAGGCGTGATCAGCGGGGCCTTGGATTGGGGTTCCTACATCGTCAGTCTCGACTGGACCAAATACCTGCCGTCTTTCTCTTGGCCGGAATTGCCCGCTTTTTCGTGGCCCGCCATTCCCGCGCTGGAGCTTCCAGCTTTGCCTGATGTTGCCGGATGGATCGGAGAGTTTGGTAACGCGGCGATGTCCGCGATCGAGGGGGTTTCGACCCGTATCGGCAATGCATGGGCAAAGGTCACATCGGCCTTCAGTTTCGATTCCGCCGCCGAGATTAACGTCACCGATCCTGCGACGATCCTTGCAGCATCCGAAGCAGCGGCAAAACTGTCGGCTGACATGCAGGGCATTGCAGGCATTGATACCGGCCCCGCCATGGATCGCTTGGCGGCCATCGAGGCGGCCGCCAACCGCATTTTACCCGCCGTCACATCGGCGGTAGGACAGGCGCAGGCCTATCTTGCCGGAGTGTCCTTCTTCGATCAGGGCGCGGCATTGATGGATACCATGGCGGCGGGCATGCGCGCGCGGGCAATGGTTGTCGTTGCCGAAATCCAGCGCATGGCGCAGATGGTGCGCGATCACCTGCCGTCCTCGCCCGCGAAAGTCGGACCGCTCTCCGATATTCATCGCCTGAAGTTCGGGGAAACCATCGCCGGATCGATCCGGGCCGAACCGATGGTAAAGGCCATGCGTGCCGCTTCTGCCGCCACCATGGCAGTGGCTGCTATCTCTGCCCCGGATGTCGCAGCGGCGACGGTTGCCGCGCCGAATGTCGCAACAGCTTCCACCAGCGCTGACGCCGCCCGTGCGCAGGTTGCCCGTGCTTCCGTCCAGTCGGCGGCTCCGAGCGGTGGCGGCAACGTCTACCATTTCAGCCCGACGGTTCCCATTCCGGCCGGAGCCAGTTCTCCCGCCGACGTCAAGGCGGCCGTGATGGAGGCGCTGCGGGAAAGCAGCCGCGAGTTCGCGGAAATGATGGCCGAAGAAGATCGCCGTCGCGCCAGAAGGGAGACTTGAGATCATGCGTCATCGCGACCGGTTCAAAATCCGCAAAACCGCCCTTAAGACCATGGCTGAAGAACGGTCATGGCAGTGCGCTTGCGGCAGCATGCTGGAAGAAGAACAGGAGCGCGATTGCCGTTCTTGCCAGAGTTATCGTGAACAATTGTCAGACTGGACTTGGGAGCTTGCGGAGTGATCTACCTTCTCGGCTCCATTCCCTTCGGTATTGTACCGCTGACCGGCCCTGTGTCGCACGGCATCGAACTGGCGGGCACATTCGTGCAGCACGCCACCACACGGGGCAAACCAGCGCTTCAAGAGATTGGTGAGGAACTGGATACGCAGTCCTTCAGCTTCTTCTTTTCCGAAGAATTTTGTGAACCGGCGGTGGAACTGGCGAAGCTGAAACTTGCCTTCGCGATCAAGTCGCCTTTGCCCCTGTCGCTTGGCGATGGCAGCTTTACCGGCAAGCGCTATGTGATCGAAAGCCTTTCAATCGGCATTATCAAAACCAGCCAAAGCGGTAGCCCCGTTAGAATTGAGGCCACCATGGGTCTATTGGAAGACCCCTTGGCGGGTGGCCTGTTTGCGCAACTGACCTCCATTGCCAAGAGCCGCGCCACGGCGCTCTCCGGCAGTGCTGCAACCAATCCGCAGGTGCGCAAATGACGGTGAAGCTGACGGGGGAATATTTCGAGCACAGGACCATTGCCGGGGACCGCTGGGATTTGCTGGCCTATCGGTACTACGGCGACCAGTACAAACAGACGGTCATTCTTGAGGCTAACCGGCACCTGATCCTTGATGACCTGGCTGTGCCGCAACTCGTGCTGCCGCAGGGTATCACCCTCAAAATCCCGGTGATTGAGGAAGAGGCCACAAATACCAGCCTGCTGCCGCCGTGGAAGCGCGACAACCCGGATTATGGTGTCTAATGGCGACCAAACCCTATTTTTCGCTATTCTATCAGGGCGTCGATATCTCCTCCGATCTCGACCCTATGACCACATCCATCAGCTATACCGACAAGGCCCATGGCGAGATCGATGAAATCGACGTGACCGTGCAGGATAAGGACGGCCTCTGGAAGAATGACTGGCTTCCGGAAAAGGGCGACACCATGACGCTCACCATCTACGATGGCTTGGGTGGAGAATTGCCTTGTGGCTCCTTCGAAATGGACGAGCCGGAAACGTCAGGTAATCGCAGTGGCGGTGACATCATGACGATACGCGGGCTTGCCGCGCCGATATCGAAGCCGCTCCGGACGCAAAAGACCCGTGCCTTCGAAAAACAGTCGTTGCGCCAGATTGTGCAAAAAGTGGCGGGCGAAAACGGCCTGTCGGTCGAAGGCGACATCGAGGAGCAGAATTTCCAGCGGGTAACGCAGCGCCGGGAACGTGACCTTGAGTTTCTAACGCGGCTTGCTGAAGACACGGGGCATTATTTCAGTGTGCGGGGCAAACGGGCGATTTTCACCAGCATCAAATCCGTGGACAGTCGGGCCGCCGCATTGACGATCAGCCACGCCCAGCTCGGCGTGCAACTCCTATCGTACCGTTTCCGTTTCCAGACCGACAAGACCTATTCCAAGGCCAAGGTGACGGCCATGGACGAAAACCAGAAATCCAAGATCGAAGCCGAAGTCGAGGATAGCGACGTAACGACGGGCGATGTGCTCAACATCACCGGAGAGCGGGTGGAAAATGCCGCGCAGGCGGAAAAACTCGCGAAATCCCGCCTGCATCGCAAAAACCGGAAATCGCTTTCCGGATCGGTCGAAATGGTCGGCAATATTTCCGCCGTCGCCGGCGTCGTTGCGGAGACCAAAGGTTTCGGCCGTTACGACGCGCTTTTGGTCATCGACAGTTCCACACACAAAATGAGCCGCAGCGGCTACACAACGGGGGCGCAGCTTGTCAAAGCGAAACGATAGCGAATACGGGCAGAACCAGACAACACGGCGCGGCATCGTCGTTGACCGCGATCCGAAGGCCATGCGCGTCAAAGTCCAGTTTGAGGATGAAGATGAGCTGGTGACGCAATGGATCGACGTGCTCGCCAAATCATCGACCGGCGTTTCCGCCTTCCAGATGCCCGGCGAGAAAGATGAGGTCTGGTGCGCCATGGATGCCAAGGGCGAAAGTGGCTGCATCATCGGCTCACGTTACAATGCCAAGGACGCGCCTTCAGGTGATGCCAATGACCAGGTCGTGATTACGTTTCCGGGTGGGTATGTACGTCTGGAAACGGGTAGCGGCAATCTGGACATCAAGACACCGGGCAACGTCAATCTTGAGGCGGCAGGTGATTTCACGGTGAAAGCCGCGAAAGGGCATCTCGCCTGATGCCGAAGATTGTTCGTCTTGGCGACACTTCTTCTCATGGCGGCGTCGTTGTCTCCAGCGCCGCGAAATGGGACTGTGAGGGGGCGTTGATCGCCCGGAAAGGGGATATGCATTCATGCCCCATTCCCGGCCATGGTGTCACACCCATTGTCTCTGGCTCCGGCAAATACAGTTGCGAGGGAGCGCCTATCGCACGCGACGGCGATACCTGCGGCTGCGGAGCGGTCTTGATCTCCGGGGCGGCGAAATGGGAATGCGACTAAGGCGCGGACTTGTCTTTCTCAGCTTTTGCCGCTAACCTTTTCTCACCTTCAGCAATTGACCGGAACCGAGTTCCGGTCATTTTTGTTTGTGGCGTGCGGCACTGTCTCCGCATGATCGACAAAGACAAAATCACTCACCGCCATTGGTCCATGAAGGTCGGCCGCGCCGACCCCGCAACTGCTGTTGCGCCCGACACCTATGGCGAGATCGTTACGGCGGTCGAAGACCTGTCGCAGTCGATCACCAATCTTATCCTGACGCCGAAAGGTTCGGTTCCGACTGAGCCGGAAAAGGGTCTCGATATTCTTGGTGTCATCGACAGGCACCCCGATATCGGCATTCCCTATCTGACCCGCGAAATTTGGGACCAGATCGCGATCTGGGAACCGCGCGTCACTGTCGAGCGCGTCGTGGTCAACATGGTGCAGTTTTCGCATTTCCAGACGCAGGTATTCTGGCGGCCGGTTCAGTCCGTACTGGACGACCTTCAGGTAACGGAGGTCGTTTATAATGGCTGATCCGGTCAAGCGCACTCTTGCCGAGTTGCGCGAAAATGGCGCTCCCGAATTCTTCGAGCGCGATCCGTCGGTGCTGAAGGCGCAGTTCAAGGCCAAGTTCGAAGCCGTTGCCAACCGCACGCTCTATCCGTCGCAAACGGAAATGTATCTCATTGAAGTCGCCGCCTACGCGCTGTCATTACTGAATGAGGCGGCACAGACCGGCGTTCTTCAGAACACGGTCGTTTTCTCTGAAGGCGTCCATCTCGAAAACCGCGCCGCCAACGTCTCGACCTTCAAACTTCTGGCACAGGCGGCCGTCACCACAATCGAGTTTCGGCTTTCCGCCATTCGGTTGCTGGATACAGTCATCCCGAAAGGCACCCGCGTCGGCGCTGGCAACGCCGTGACCTTTGCCACCGATTCCGATCTTGTCATCCCGGCCGGGATGCTGGCGGCAACCGTCGCAGCAACGGCGACGGCGACCGGTGCGACATGGAACGGTCTCGGCGTCGGTAAGGTGACCGATATTCTCGATCCGGTCGCCTTTGTCACCAGCGCCAGCAATCTGACCGATATTTCGGGCGGAACCGACATCGAGGAGCAAGAGCGTTTTCGTCTTCGCGCCGCCAACGCCCTTCATACGATCAGCAAGGCCGGTCCACGCGACGGCTATCGCGAGCATGTCATGGCGGTCAATCCCGAGATCGTGGACGTTGCGGTCATCCGGCCGGAACCCGGCCATATCGACATTTACCCGCTCATGAAAACCGGTTTGCCGTCTGCGGAGCTGAAGGCGAAAATTCTCGCCTACCTCGATCCGAACACCCGCCGCCCGATGGGCGATTATGTGGTTGTCCATGATCCCGAGCCGGTCAATTTTAATATGGTGCTGACCGTCCGGGTTCGCGAGACGGCGGCCGGTCAGCAGGCGCTGTTCGAAAGCGTGGCGCAGGCGACTTTCCAGCTATGGACACAGGAGCTTGGCGCGCAGGTTGCGCCGTCCGTCATCACGTCAGCCTTGAAAGCCCTGCCGCGTGTCGCAGACGCGAAGCTGACCAGTTTCGATTTCACCGACCTTGCCGCCCATCAGTTCCCGGTTCTGGCATCGCTCGTGGTGAACATCGTGGTGGTGCCGAATGAGTGATTTCATTCCCGCCATCCTTGTTCCTCCTGGCATCAGCGATCAGCGCGACCGTGATTACGTGGAGGCGCTGTCGCAGACGCTCGCCACCTTCAAATCATCCGCGCTTGTCGTTCAGGACGCATTCACGGCCCCGACCGCATTGCTGCCGATCATGGTGGTAGAGGCGGCCCTGCTGGATTTCATCTCTCCGGACATGCGCGAGGATCTGATGCGCGCCATGATCGACGCCGCCCCTGAAATCCATGCCATGCGCGGAACCGTTGCGGGCGTGAGAAAGGCGTTAGAAACCATCGGCGTGTCCGCCCGCTGGACGCAATGGTGGCAGGAAGAGCCGAAGGCGTATCACGATACGCATAAGGTCGTTCTGTTCATCAACGATACCGTCATCAACGGCCATGCGCCGCTCGATCTGCCGAACCAGAAGGCGGCGGCCCGGATTATCGCCGCCGCCAAGCGGCACAGTCAGGACATCGCCATTCAGTACGGTGTGCGAGGTGAAGCAACCCTTCGTGTCGGCGCAGCGTCCCGACGCGGCCGCCATATCCGCATCATGGCTCCGCAGCTCGGCGATGCGGCTTATTCCATTTCCACTTATGCGGGGACAGGAGCTTATGCGCTCCGCAGCATCCGCATCAACGCAAAGGCAGCTTGAGGCATGGCGCAGGCTTATTTTTCGCTCGTCACCACCAATGGCAAGATCAAACTGGCAGATAGCGCTGCCGGTGGTGATCCGGTCGTTATCACCCATTTTGCCATCGGTGACGGAAACGGTGCGGAAACCAATCCGACTGCCGCAAGCACGGCGCTCGTCCGTGAAGTCTGGCGCACGCCGGTGGAAAGCGTCGTCACCGATCCGGATAATCCGTCCGCCGTACTGGTAACCGCCATCATTCCAACTGGTGCCGGTGGCTGGTGGATGCGCGAGTTCGGCATTTTCGATCAGGCCGGAACCATGATCGCAGTCGCAAAACCGGTTAGCCAGTACAAGCCGACCGCACAGGAAGGCCAGCTTGAAGACATTCGCTATGAATTCCAGATTATCATTGGCGAGACTGCAAACGTTCAACTGATTGTCGATCCGTCCGTTTTGATGGCTTCCCGGCAGTGGGTTGAAAGCCGCAAAATCCCGATGGGCCAACTCATGCGCCTGCCTTGGATACCGGTCATTTCCGTGACGCTTTCCAGTGCTCCCGGAAATCCGGCCGTTGGTGATACCTACCTGATCCCTTCTAACGCCACGGGTATCTGGGCAACGAGCGTTGGCAAGATTGCCGAATGGGACGGCACGGCATGGTCCTATCTGACGCCACCCGGCGGTCATGGGATCAGCCTGCCGGATGGCCGCATATTCGAAAGGATCGGGGGCGCTTATGTTGAAAAGATTGCTGTCGATGTCCAATCCGGCAAATGGAACTACGCCATTGCGGGCGGAACGGCCAATGCGATCACCGCCAATCTGACGCCTGCTTTACTGGCCTATACCGACGGCTTGCAGTTTCGTCTTCGCGCCGCCGCCACCACGACATCCACCACGCCCACCATCGCTCTCAACGGGCTGGCCGCCAAAACCGTAGTCAACCCGGACGGCTCGGCGCTGACACCGGGCGCAATCGTCGCAGGCGCAACGCAGACCTACGGTTACGATGCGGCGCTGGACAAGGTTGTTCTGGTCACGCCTTCCAATACCGGCGTCAAGCAGGGTTCCGGCTGGATCAGGCACTCCGACGGCACCTATGAGGCATGGGGTCAGGTCGTATTCTCCGGCACCACCACGCAAGTCGATATCACCCTTCCAATCACCTTCCCGACAAGCATCGACAGCGTCCTTGTGTCGGATGTCGGCGATGGTGTGTTCCCCGGTGCTGGCTTTCCTCAAAGCACGTCTGTCCTTCGCTGCTTTGTCCAGAAATACCTCATCAATTCCAGCACCGGCGCGATACAGGCGAAAAACGGGACAATCATCCTTTGGTACAGATGTTGGGGTAAATGACATGACGCTTTTCTTTTCGCCTTCGGTGAAGGCTTTTTACGACAGCCGCATCCCCGCTGAAATCCCCGCCGATGCGGTCGAGATCAGCGAGGCCGAACATGCGGCCCTGCTTGATGCCATCAACAGCGGCGGTTCGTTCAAGATGGTCAAAGGCCGTCCGGTGGCGGTCGCTTATGCCGCCTCGCTCGATGAGCTGAAGGCGGCGAAGATTGCTCACGTCAGCGAGCTTTTGGCGGCAAGGATGGCGACGGGTTACGCACTTCCGGGCGGTCTGCATATCGCCATTACCGACAGCGTGGAACGGCGTCTGACCTCGATGGGAACCACAGCCGGATTTGCCGTCCTCGGCATCACAACATGGCCGGAGGAATACCAGCGGGGATGGATCACGGAAACCAATGTCCGTTACCCTCTGGCCAAACCGGAAGACGGCGTCGCCCTTGCAACGGCGGTCGGCGCGTTCTCGGCGGCGCTTATCCAGTTCGCCCGTGACATTAAGGATGCCATTCTGGCGACTGAAGACGCCGTGGCGCTCGATGCAGTCGATATCGAGGCCGGGTGGCCCGAAGGAGCGGCAGCATGAACGAAATATTCTATCTGGCCATTTTCGGCCTGATCTGCGGCGCGCTTGCGCTTCTTGGTGGCACAGGGATGCTCATCTGGTTCGTCATCAATCACGTCCGGATCGTCTGACGAAAAACCCGCCCACAGTTCGAGGCCGTGGACGGGTTCTTTTGCCCCACTCATCAAAGGGCGATCTCTAAAACCACCAGCAAGCCTGTTCGGCAACCTCTTGAAAGGCACCCATTATGAAAAGAGTAGAATGCTACCGCGCCGATAATGGTCATTTGGAAAAAGAGTTGGACCGAGCGAAATCGCATGATCTTCACTGGGCGCTTCCGAATTCCGCAAGTAACCCGAATGCCAAGGTACTTGATTGGTCCGATTGCATGCGCATCATGGAGAACGCTGACCTTGTGATGCAGCACCTGAAGGAATTCATTGAACTGCGCGATCAGCCACGTTCATGACCGAAAATCCATCCGGTTTTGACCGGGTGGCTCGGGTGATTCTACGCACCCAAGCGACGGGCCTTAGTTTGCGACCAGACCCGTCTGACAGTGACACAAGATAACCGTCACACCCGCACCCTGCGCAGGGCGGGTTCCTTGTGACTGACTCGCGAGCTTTTTGAAATGGTAAATCTAACGCCGGTTGCTCCGGCTGCACCTGCCGCTCCCTATATCGGTGGCAAGCGCGTTCTCTCGAAAACTATCATCGCCAAGATCAACGCAACGCCTCATGAGGGTTATGCGGAAGTCTTCGTCGGTATGGGCGGCGTCTTCCTTCGGCGTGATCTCCAGCCGCGTATGGAGGTCATCAATGATATCAGCGGCGACGTGGCCAATCTATTCCGCATTCTTCAGCGCCACTATCCGCAGTTTATGGAAACCCTTCGGTTCCAGATCACGTCACGGCGCGAGTTCGAAAGGCTCTCGAAAGTCGATCCTTCCACGCTCACCGATCTGGAGCGCGCAGCCCGCTTCCTTTATCTCCAGCGCACGGCCTTCGGCGGTAAGGTGGCGGGACAAAACTTCGGCGTGACGATGACCGGCGCTCGCTTCAATCTTCTAAAGCTCGCCCCGCAACTGGAAGCGATCCACGAGCGGATGGCAGGCGTCGTCATCGAGCAGCTGCCGTGGCGAAAATTTATCGAGCGCTATGACCGGCCGGGGATGCTGTTTTATCTCGATCCTCCCTATTGGGGGAATGAGACGGACTACGGGACCGGCGTATTCGGCCGCGATGAATTTCGCGAGATGGCCGCCGTGCTGAGCGGCATCAAGGGCCGCTTCATCCTGTCCTTAAATGCCGTGAAAGGCGTCTTTGAAACCTTCTCAGCATTCAATGTTGAGGAGGTTGATTGCACCTATTCCATTACCAGCGCCAAACCTAAGAGCGTTCGTGAGGTTATTATCTCGAACGCCGATTGAGACTTCTGACGAGGAGATGTCGATGAACACAGAATCGCTCTATGACTATTCGCATTGGGAAGCGTATGGCTTTCCTTCGCCGATCCAGCACATTCGGAACGTAGATGTGAAACACGATATTGATCTCGTCAGATTGATCCTGATCCAGTTGCGCGACAAGCCCGATTTGAAACCGTCACCTGTCAGGATCGACGGTTATGAACCGGTGTTTGTCGCCCGCCATGTTATGCGGCTTCACGATGCGGGGTTGGTGGAAGGTTCCGTTCATCGGAGCTTGGGAATGGAAGCTCCTTTGGTCTTCGCCACTGACCTGTCGTTGGAAGGGCATAGTTTCCTTGGCGCTCTGGAATCAAAAGATGTGTGGTCTAGGCTGAAGGAGGTACTTTCGCCCGAAGAGATGGTGAGACTTCCAATCAAGAAGCTGGCTGAAATTGCCGTCGATCTCGGCGTGATGTTCGTCCGCAAGAAACTGGGACTGGATGGCTGAGCGGCCCCTCAGAAAAATTTCTGTCCAGAAGTTATTTTATTTCTGTCCAGAAGGCGGCGGCGCGCCACATAAATTTGGAAAATTACACCATCCACACTCCGTCACCCCGGATTTGATCCGGGGTCCAGCGCGATCAAGTCCTTGATCGCGAAAGACTCTTTTCACGGCGCAGACGCGCCGTGGCTGGATGCCGGATCTAGTCCGGCATGACGGAGGACGGGCTTCCCTCCCTTAAAATCCGGGCTGTGTATCGCTGCTCATTTCACAGCCTTGCCATAACGGGCGAAGCTTTCCGCCAGCGGCGTGGTGCTGGCGCCCGGAAGCTCGGGCCGCTTGTAAACGCCGTCGCGGACATGGATCGGTTCTTCGAAATGATCCTTGATCCACGGAATATATTCGAGAATGGTCGAGGCCGGATGCCAGTAGCTCAGATGCACATGCACCTGGCTCATCTCGCCGGCATGCGGCACGACGGGCAGGCGATGGGCGAGCGCGAGATCGGCGACCTGAATATATTCGGTGATGCCGCCGAGCCTGGTCACATCCGGCTGGACATAGGCAACCGCGCCCGCATCGATGAATGAGCGGAACGCATCCACCGTATAAAGCTGCTCCCCGAGCGCGATGGGAATGGACGTATTCCGCGCCAGCCGCGCGTGGCTCGTCACATCGTCATACCAGAGCGGCTCCTCGAACCAGTAGATATCCAGATCTTTCGCCGTCGCGCAGAAGCGCTGGCAGGTCGGCAGGTCCCAC